TCGTATGAGAGAAATTAAACTTTGGTCTACATTAAAAAAAGAGTTTGATGATGGAACGTTTAATACACAAGATGTTAATAGACACCAATTAGATTCTTATCATTTAATAATGAAAAACAAAGCAGAAACACTAACATCAGGTTCTAGTCAGCCTGAAGTATTTAATGTGTTAGGTCAATTAAAGAGTATCGAAAGAGTTAAAAAATCAGGAGAAATGATTTACAATAAGAAAGAGCAATTAACAGATGATCTCGGCGCAAAACCCAAAATTTGATTTTGTATTTTTAGGACAAGCTATTTTAAAATATCAAGTACCTCTAGAAATATTTCATGTAATAAATTCAGTATATGAAAATAAATACTCTGAATTAAAACCTGCTAATAAACAACTTGTTGGTAAAATAGAAAAAGAACATAGTTTGTTTTTTAATGGAGAGAATGGTCCTAAAATGACTAGACATAATTATCTTCCAACAAATGTATTAATGTGGTTTGAGTCTATGTTTAAACATTATTTAAGTTTTAATAAAACAAAAGAATATAAATTACATTTTAATTCTGTCTGGGTTAATCAGATGTTTGAACACGAATACAATCCAGTGCACGTGCATCAAGGAACATTACACACAGGTTTATCTAGTGTTATGATTTTAAAATTACCTAAAAGTTTTGGTGTAGAATATTCAGCATTAGATGCTCCACAAAACGGCAGATTACAAATATTAGGTGCAACTAATGGTCAGTTTGCAAATATAGATTATCAACCTAATATAGTAGAAAGAGATTTTTATATTTTTCCATATGATATGAGACATTGTGTTTACCCGTTTAACGGACCTGGATGGAGAAGAACTCTTGCAGCAAACATGGATGTTGATTATGATCCAATTAAAAATAGAGGAGTAAGTTAATGTACGACAATATACAAATTACAGAACCTAAATGGAAAAGTTGGATAATACAAACAACAACCCCAATATTTACACCAGCGCAGCAACCACGACAAGCAAAAATTGGTATGAATAAACCTGGAGGTGGCACAGATACGAAGAAAAGAGTTACAACTATATCGTGGATACCTTTTAAAGAAATGGGTCACATGTATGAGGACCTTAATCGTTTTATACAAAAAGCAAATGAAAACCATTTTGGTTTTGGAGACGTTAGAATTACAGAACAAGCACAGTTTACAGAGTATCCTGTAGGAGGGTTTTATGATTGGCATATGGACTGTGATACAAACATGGTTCATGAACCTCCTGTTAGAAAAATATCTATGACATTATTATTAAACGATCCTTCAGAGTTTGAAGGTGGGCATTTAGAGATAGGTGCACCAGGTAAATTTGCAGAACTTAAACAAGGTCATGCAATTTGTTTTGCATCTTTTATAAATCATAGAGTTCAACCAGTAACTAGAGGTATGAGACAATCTCTTGTTGTTTGGTTTGGAGGTAAACCATTTAGATGATTAAAGAACAATTTTTTCCAACAACCATATATGGTAAAGATGTAAAATTAAATAATCAAATATTTGCTGATCATATAATTGAGTGGTCTAAACGAGATCCAGGTATTAAAAAAACAAACCGTAACGGTTGGCACTCTACAACAGAAATGCATAAGATGCCTGTGTATCAACCTTTAGTAAATGAATTGTTTGTAATGATGAATGATATATGGAAAGAAGAGTGGTTAGATAGAGAACCTGTGTTAGGTAATATGTGGGCAAATATAAATCCACCTGGTGGATATAATGCTCCACACATACATCCTAATAGTTTATTTAGTGGAGCGTATTATATAAAAGCTCTAGAAAATTCTGGTAAGTTATCTTGTAATGATCCAAGACCAGGAGCACAATTAAATATGCCTACAAGAAAAAAAGGTCAACCACCAAAACATTTGTGGAGAGAAGTTAATTTAGAACCTAAAGAAGGTAGAATTATAATATTTCCATATTATCTTTGGCATTGTGTTGAACCTAATAAATCAAACGATATAAGAATATCAGTAAGTTTTAATTTTATACAAAGAGGATTTGAAAATGCCTTTTAATAAATATCAAGTAATTAAAGGTGCAGTTAGTTATGATTTAGCTAATTTTATATTTAACTATTTTCTTCTTAAACGAGATGCAGTTAAATTTATGTATGACAATAATATTATATATGACACAGGTATGTTGGGAACATGGACTGATAAGCAAATACCTAATACTTATTCACATTATGCAGACCCTGTTATGGAAACCTTATTAGTTAAAATGTTACCTGTTATGGCTAAAGAGACAGGTCTACAATTAGTGCCTACATATTCATATTCTAGAATATATAAAAAAGGTGATGAATTAAAAAGACACAAAGACAGGCCTTCTTGTGAGATATCTACTACATTAAACCTAGGTGGAGACCCATGGCCTATATTTATCGACGGTACGGGGGCTGACAACGTCATAGATGAGCTTAATAATCTACATAAGCCCAATGCACCCAAAGGAACGAAAGTCTTGCTTGAAGTAGGAGATATGCTAGTATATAGTGGTTGTGAACTCGAACATTGGCGAGAGCCTTTTGACGGGAACATTTGCGGCCAAGTATTTCTACATTATAATCATGTAAATGGCCCATTTGCTGAAAAAAACAAATTTGATGGAAGACCCATGCTAGGTCTACCCTCATTTGTAAAATAGTATTATAATGGAGTCGTATGTTACAAAAAATAGGTTTTTTACCAGGTTTCAACAAACAAATTACAGAAACCACAGCTGAAGGACAATGGGTTGATGGAGACAATGTAAGGTTTCGTTATGGCACACCAGAAAAAATAGGTGGCTGGTCTCAATTAGGAGAAAATAAAATGACAGGTGCTGCAAGAGCACTGTTTCATTTAGTTAACAAATCCGGAACTAAATTTTCTATTATAGGAACAAACAGAATTTTATACGTATACTCAGGAGGTGTGTTCTACGATATACACCCAATTAAAACTACAACAACTCTTACAAGTGCATTTACCACAACTAATGGATCGCCGACTGTTACAATAACTTTTAGTGGCGCTCATAGTATTTCAGAAAAAGATATTATTCTTTTAGATAATTTTTCCAGTATAACTAATTCTAATTTTGCAGCAGCAGATTTTGATGATAAAAAATTTATGGTAACTAGTGTGCCATCAAGCACAACTATTACAATTACAATGCCATCAAACGAATCTGGATCTGGTGCTACAACATCTGGTGGCATAAGAGTACAACACTATTATCCTGTAGGACCTGCAGTTCAAGCAAAAGGTTTTGGTTGGTCTCTTGGATCTTGGGGAGGTACAACAACAGGGGTTGCAACAACAACTCTAACAGCAGGAATTAATAGCTCTGCTACAACAGGAATTATTTTAACAGATGCTTCTTTGTTTCCAACAACAGGAACTAGTTTTGTTAAAATTAACAATGAAGAAATATCTTATACAGGAATATCAGGAAGTGAACTGACCGGTGTTACAAGAGGAGTAAGAGGTACAACAGCCGCTGCTCACAATGGTGGAGACACTGTAACTAATACAACAGACTTTGTAGCATGGGGAGAAGCTGCATCAGGTGATTTAGTATTAGAACCGGGTATGTGGTCATTAGATAATTTTGGTGATAAAGCAATTTGTTTAATTCATGATAGCGCTGTTTTTTCTTGGGATTCTAGTTTAGCAAATGCAGAAACAACAAGAGCTGCAATTATAACTGGAGCGCCTACCGCATCAAGACACATGGTTGTATCTACACCCGATAGACACTTAGTATTTTTTGGAACTGAAAGAACAATAGGTAGTCCATTAACACAAGATAATATGTTTATTAGATTTTCTGACCAAGAGGATATAAACACATACACACCTACGGCAACTAATACAGCCGGTACACAAAGACTAGCTGATGGATCAGAAATTAGAGGAGCTATAAGAGGTAGAGATTCAATTCTTGTTTGGACTGATACAGCTTTATTTACACAACGTTTT